TGTAACCCTGATGTTAATTCATGGGTTAGACAATGGCTTGAATGGTATATTGGAGAAGATGGATATGCTATTCCTGAAAAATCAGGGGTAATACGTTGGTTTATCCGTAAAGATGGAACGATGCATTGGGCCGATACAAAACAAGAACTTCTTGAAAGTTTTGGTAAAACAGAATTACCAAAATCCTTTACATTTATTTCAGCCAAAGTAACTGACAATAAAATATTAATGGAAAAAGATCCTGATTATATTTCAAATCTAAAAGCATTGTCTCGCGTGGAGCGTGAAAGACTTTTAGATGCTAACTGGAATGTAAAAGTAACGGCAGGATGCTATTTTCAACAAGGTTGGTTTGAGGTTGTTGATGTTATTCAGGGAGGATATACACAAATTGTACGTTATTGGGATAGAGCTTCTACAAAGCCAAATGAAGATAATACAGATCCAGATTGGACACGGGGTGTTAAATTATACAAATATTCAAATGGTACTTTTCTTGTTGCTGATGTAAGATCAATAAGAGACACGCCTTTAGCAGTGGAACAGCTTGTTAAAAATACAGCTTCACAAGACGGTCGTTCCGTTGTTGTGTACGGGGAACAAGATCCGGGAAGTGCTGGAGTATCAGATGTCGGAAACTTTGCGCGTATGTTAATGGGATATATAGTTAAAATAGCAAGACCAACAAAAGATAAAGAAACACGCGCTAGGCCGTGTTCCGCTCAATGTGAAGTTGGAAACATAAAAGTATTGCGTGGAGCTTGGAACAAAGAGTTTTTTGATGAACTTGAAAATTTTCCATTGGGCAAGCATGATGATATAGTTGATGCATTTTCAGGCGCATTTAATGCCCTTTGTGAAACTGTATCTATTTTAGATGCATATAGATAGGATTAATTGTGTCAAAAAAACATAGACAACAAAAAAGAATTGATAATGTAATCCCCATTAATAGCGGTTCAAATTCTATTAAAAATGATTTTAATGGAGCTGGTATACAAAGTTGGGGAATGAACCAAAATACATTTGGAACCCAGCTAAGCCAAGTCAATGAACTGTTTAACAACAATAGATGGTATTTAATCTCAAATATGAGACAGCTACTATCAGAATTATACGTTGAACATGGACTTATTCGCACAATAGTAGATCTTCCAGTTGATGATGCATTTAGGGGTGGAATTGAAATTTCATCCAAACAATTAGATGAGGAAGAATTACAAAAATTACAGATATCTATAAAAAGAAATAATGATTTAAATATAGTTGCACAAGCAATAAAATGGAACAGGCTTTTTGGAGGTTCTGGAGTTTTGATCATGACTGATCAAGATCCAATAGAACCACTTGATGTAGAAGAAATTACAGAAGACTCAAATTTAGAATTTAGAGCTGTGGATATGTGGGAACTTTTTTACGATAAACAAAATGCAGAAGGATACAACCCAGCTATTCAAAGTGAAAAGTTTACATCTTACGATTATTATGGAACTTTAGTCGATAAATCCCGCGTAATGAGAATGAAAGGATTAACAGCGCCATCATTTATTCGCCCTCGTCTGCGTGGTTGGGGATTTTCTGTCGTCGAGCATTTAGTGAGATCTATTAATCAATATTTAAAATCAAATAACCTTACGTATGAAGTTTTAGACGAGTTTAAGATCGATATGTACAAGCTTGAAGGACTTAGTAGCACGCTTCTATCTGCGGATGGACAAGCGGCTGTAAAACGTCGTGTACAAGACATGAATTGGCAAAAAAGTTATCAAAATGCTGTGACGATGGATAGCAAAGACGATTTTGTACAAAAACAACTTTCGTTTGCAGGTCTTGCGGACACGATGAAGGAAATTCGTATGCAAATTGCATCCGATATGCGAATTCCTTTGACAAAACTTTTTGGCATAAGTGCCGCTGGATTTAATAGTGGCGAGGATGACATTGAAAACTATAATGCAATGGTTGAAGGCGATGTCCGTGGAAAAGCAGAATTTGACGTATTGCGCGTTGTAGAAATTAGATGCCAAAAACTATTTGGGTTTATACCAACAGATTTATCTATAGCTTTTAAGTCTCTTCGTATGCTCTCAAGTGTTGACGAAGAAACAGTTAAAACCCAAAAATTTGGACGTATCATGCAAGCTACGCAAGCAGGATTAATGTCAACATCTGAATTTAGAGATGCCTGTAACAGAGCAAAACTAGTTGAAATTCAACTTGATAATACAAAAGATAAACTTAACCCTGATGATTCTGAAGTAGAAGAAATTATGAAAAGAAAAATGGCAGAATCAAAACCTGACGAAGCTTCAGAAGACGGAGAATCAAAACCGTCTACGCAAGATTCTGGATCTAACAAAGAAGACACCATGAAAATTAAAGCATCTGATTCTAAATCGACTTCTGTAAATATTAAAATTAAAGGAAAAAGTTAAAATGATGCTCATATGGAACCCTGGAACAACACTGGATTCAGTTGAAGAACAAGTTATCAAAGCGGCTATGGATTTTTATAAAGATGAAAAAACAGCCGCCGATTCTTTAAAATTAACAATTCAGCAATTCACCCAAAAACTAAAAAAACATCAAAAAGAATGGGTAAAAGCAGAAGAGTTAAAAGAATATGAACGCCAAAAGCAAGAAGAATACATGTTGAGAGCGCGAGGTAAATCACAAGTAGCGTAATGGAACGTATTATAAAATTAAAACCAATTTTTGAAGATGTTTCATATCAAGATGAGATAGAAAAAAAGATAATAGAATTATTCAGAAAAGAATTTTATCTGCCAATACTATCTTTATTAAACGAAGATAAAAAAATTTTAAACTCGAATACAAATTCCATTAGACAAGCGCTATCTTCTGGAAAAATATTCTATTCAAATGGAAAATTCCAAGGAAAATTTACCTCTTCAATATCAAAAAAATTGATAGAATATGGTGCAAAATGGAATTCAATAAATTCAACATATTCTATTAAACTAGAAAAATTGCCCATGGATATTAGAAGTGAAATATCAATTTCAAAAGCAAGATTTGAAGAAAAATTAAACAAAATAGACAAAAATTTATCAAACTTTAACACAAATGAGATGATTAGTAAGTTGAATATTTCACCTATTTTTGATAAAAATTTATTAAAAATAGATAAAGAATTTCAAGAGTCAATAAAGAGCATTACTATCATTCCAAGACTTTCAAAGGTTCAAAGAGAGAAAATAGCAAAAGACTGGCAATATAATATGGAACTTGATATTAAAAAATTTTCTGATGCTCAAGTAGTAGATTTAAGAGAAGTTGTACAAGACAATGTTTTTAAAGCAGGAAATAGACGAGAAGCTCTTGTAAAAGGATTTATGCACAGTTACAATGTGACTGAAAGTAAAGCAAAATTTTGGGCTCGACAAGAGACAAATTTGTTGATGGCTAAATTTAAAGAAACAAAATACGTTGAAGCTGGTGTGCCAGAGTACGAATGGAGATGCGTTCATATGCCTCATCAACCTACACCAAAAACTCCATATAAAGATGGAGAAGTGCGATATGCACATGGGGTACTTGAAGGAAAAATTTTTAAATGGAGCGATCCCCCTGTGACTACACCGCCAGGACAAATTCAAAGAAGAAACAACCCTGGCCAAGATTATAATTGTAGATGTTTTGCTTTGCCAATTGTGAGATTTAAATAATGACTTTAACACAAAATTCAGTAGGTAAAATTTATTATGGTATGCATTTTTACCCTGGTTTAGCCCAATACAGCGAACCAAATAAAGAACCATTTAAAATATTTTTAAATGAAAATACGCTTCGAAAAATGGATGCAAGTTTTGCAGGAAGACCAATCTTTGTTGATCACGTAAATGAAGTAGAATCTAATTTAGATCAACTTAGAAAAGAAAGCGATGGTTGGGTAGTAGAAAGCTTTTTTAATGAAGCAGATGGAAAACATTGGGTAAAATTTATTGTCGTCTCCGATAGAGGAGATAGAGCAATAAAAAATGGTTTTAGATTATCAAATGCATATATACCAACTCTTAATAATAAATCAGGTCAATGGAATGGTATAGATTATCAAAATGAAGTTATAGCAGGTGAATACGAACATCTTGCTATAGTAGATAACCCTCGTTATGCGGAATCGGTTATAATGACCCCCGATGAATTTAAAATGTATAACGAAAAACTAAAAATAGAGTTGAATAAAATATCTAATTCTAAACCAAAGGAGAAAGAAAGTATGTTGAGTAAATTGAAATTTTGGAACAAAAAGGCGGTGGAAAATTCTATTGATATTGAAAATATATCAGTTACTCTTCCAAAATCAGGAATTGAATTTTCTATTTATCAAATAGTTAATGCTATGGATGAAATGGAAATGAAGAAAAAAGAAAATGAATCAGATACAAGTCAAACTGGTTTAAAAAAAGAAAAAGTATCTTTAGATGTAGAAGGAGATCTTCATAACGAAGAAGATGACGAAGATAAAAAGAAAAAAATGAAGAACAAAGACAAAGAAGTTGAAGATTGCATGTCTAACGAAGATGAAGAAGACGAAAAAGAAGATAAAAAAGCAAAGAAAAAGGCTGAAGAACTTGTTGAGCATGAAGATAAAGAAATTAAAAATAAGAAAATGAAAAATAGTGGAAACTTTGAAAAGCTTAAAAATGCAAATACAAATACACCACAAAATTTTCACGTAGATTTATCACAGGATAAAGTAGAGCGCGGAATTTCAAGATATGGATCAAATTAATTAATAAAAAGGAGAAATATTATGGTTTTGACAGCAGGTATTTTAACACTTTTAAGCGTTGGTTCTAACACAACTCAGCTTATTACTACTCCAGCAAGTGGAGGAACTGGCCCATACACTCAACAATGGTATAGATCTACAACAACAGGTTTTACACCTGGAAGCGGTAATATACTCGCCGGACAAACAGATTTAACATTAAATGATTCTGTTCTTATTCCAAACACAACTTATTATTACAAAGTAGTTTTTACAGATGTAGGAGCATCAAGCGCAACAATCACGTCAGCACAATTAACAGTTACAACTATTCCATCTACAGTAAATATTAACCAATTTGCAATGTCTCCATTTTTAGGAATGACAGATCTAAGAGTAGGAAATACAAATGTAACAGCTGCACAAATTGATGTTACACAAAGTGGACCTTTATTTAGCGGAAATGCTGTTAAAATTGTAAATGGTCCTAATGGAATTCCAACAGTAATTGGTGCAGCGGCCGCAACAGATAACATTTGGGGATTTATTGTTTATGATATTAAATCTCAAAATTATCCGATTGGCGCACGTTGTGAAATTGCCCAAGCTGGTACATGCATGTTCTTATACGCAACTACTGCAATAACACGCGGACAAAAAGTAGTACTAGATTTAACAAGTCCTGCTTCTGTTCAAGCAGCAACAGGATCGAATACTATTGTAGGTTATGCATTTGATCAGTCTCCAGGGTATGGATCACTTATCAGAGTTATAATAAGTTCACCAAGCTTTTTAACTAATTAATAAAGGAAAATAAAATGATTCAAGAAGCAAGAAAAACAATTCTAAATGAAATGGAGATTATGCAATCTGATTTACTTACGAGTCAAGTGCATAATCAAATGAAGATATTTGGTCAGGGACAATTTAAAAATAGTTTAGGATATGAAATTAATATCACTTCTCTAACTACAATTGTAAAAAGGATAAGTGAGCAAAAATTCTTTGAAATTCCACCGGCTGATTATATGCCAATTCGGGTTGGTGAAGGTGCTTGGTCATCTAATTTAGTAACATACAGAAGTTTTGAATTAGGTGGTTTATTTGAGGAAGGTATTGTTAATACAGGTGCAAACAACACTAAAATTGCAACAACTGATGCAGGTGTTGATAGCGTAAGTGTTCAAGTATTTAACTGGGCAAAATCAATCGGATGGAATATTTTTGATCTTGAGTTAGCTGCTCGTTCTGGAAATTGGGATATTGTAAGTGCAAAAGAAGAAGCGCGCAAAAAAAACTGGGACTTAGGTATTCAAAAAATAGCTTTTCTTGGTTCTAATAATGGCACAAATAATCAATGTTTAGGACTTTTAAACCAACAAAATATTACTACAAATACTACGGTAATTCCTGGACCAATTTCTGCAATGACTCCAGATCAATTAAAAACATTTCAACAAAAAGTTGTTGAGGCATATAGAACAAATTGTAACCGTACAGCTTGGCCAACACATTTTATCATTCCTGAAAGTGATTATAATGGGTTGATTTCTCAAGCTGCGGCTAACTTTCCTATTAAAAGCACTCTTCAATTACTTGAAGAAGGTTTCCAAACAATTTGTAGAAACAAAAATTTCAAGATTTTGCCTTTAGCATATGGCGACGGACCTTACGGACTGTCACAATCTTTAGCACCTTCAGCACAAACACAAATTTATACACTTCTTCGTTACGATGAAAAAAGTTTAAGAATGGATATCCCAGTCGATTATACTTCTACCTTAGCCAACAGTTTGGATAATTTCATGTTTCAAAATGCTGCTTATGGTCAATTTACTGGTGTTCAAACTTATCGTCCTCTTGAGATGATGTATTTTGTATGTCCAACTCCGTTACCATTTGTTTAATATTGAAAAGGGATTAAATGACATATATCAATCCTGATATTCCAACATTTAAAAATTATTTCACAAGGGATTTTCCTTTTGGGACTGACCCTGATGTTTCTATTTTAGATGCGGATATTGGTAAAGCTTATGGACAAGTTAATTTTCAAATAAATCAAGGATTATTTACAAATCAAGCTAATTATACTCTTGGTTATCTTTGGCTTTCTGCGCATTATTTAGTAATTGATATGCGCGCAAGTTCGCAAGGTATTGCCGGGCGTTACAATTGGCTTGAATCATCTAAAAGTGCATCTAATTTAAGTTCAAGTTTTACAATACCTCAACGTATATTAGATAATCCAAGTATGGCCATGTTAACTCAGACAAGATATGGAGCAAAATATTTAGAGATGATCCTACCTGGTCTTTGTGGACAAACATTTATTTCTTATGGTCAAACAATACCGGATGGCCCAAGTGGCCCGTATGGGACGTGGTAATGGCTAGTTTTGGAAATGACGAGATAAATACAAAAGCATTAGATGCGCTTAACAAAGCTTTAAAAGATAGTAAAGTTATTGTTAGAGTTGGTATTTTAGGTGGTAAAAATGTTCGTAATAATGCCACATATAATCAAGAAAAAAGTAAATATAAAATCAATAAAAAGTCACCTGCAAATATTTCTAATGCAGAAATTGGCGCGGCGCATGAATTTGGTACTACAAATTTACCTGTCCGTTCATTTTTAAGAATGCCTATTGCTGAACAATTTCCAAAAGAATTAACTAAAGCAAATATTTTTAATGATAAAGATATTCAGGAAGTTATTAAAAATTCTAGTTTTAGACAATTTGCAAATAAAATAGGCGTACTAGCCGTTAGAACTGTGTTGATGGCATTTGATTCGGCAGGGTTTGGAAAATGGAAAGAATCAAATATGCATTATAAAAAAGTTAAACAAACGCTTGTAGAAACTCATCAGCTTAGAGATAGCGTAACTTTTGATGTAAAGAGTAAAAAATGAGTTCGTCAATTGGTTGGATTAATAATGCTTGTAATGTGCCGCTAAATGCTAATAGCGGAACAGTCCCCGACGCAAGCACAGCGCTTGATGACTGGTATCAACCTATGACTTTTGGATTAATTACAAAAACTGTTTCAGACTTTCAGGTGATTGAAACTATTGTTAACATTAAATTTTTAGGTGTGTGGCAACCTCTTTCTGGAAGACAATTAGTCATGAAACCAGAAGGTCAAAGAGCTTGGTCTTGGTGGAAATTATTTTCACAAAGGCAATTAAATTTAAAAATAGATGATGTTATTATTTACTTAACAAAACAATATCGAGTTATGGCAAATAAAGATTTTACCCTTGAGCAATACCAAGAATATGATCTTGTAGAAGACTATTTAAATTCAGGACCACCAACACCATGACATTAACATTGGTATCAAATGTTTCAGCAATAGGTCCCGGATTAACAACGTATTTTCTTGCGTCTGGAGGAACTGCGCCATACATTTATTCCGTACTTCCTATGGGAGCGGGAGGATCAATAAATGCTTCTACGGGACAATATTTTTCTCCTATTAATGTTCCTTCTTCTGTTAATAATGCTTACGATACTATTCAAGTCATAGATGCAACAAGTACTCTTTTAACTTTGAAAATACTTGTAGGAACCGCTCTTACATTATTTTGCGATATTTTACAAAATCAATTAGGTCTTGCTAATGATCATATTTACGTTTGGAATCAAAAATTAATGGAGCCTACAGATTATAATCTTTATATTGCAGTAAGTGTTTTTAATTCAAAGCCTTTCGGCAATACAAATTATTTTAATGGTGCGACACAACAATCTATTCAATCAATAAACATGCTAGATACATTACAAATAGATGCCATAAGCCGTGGCCCTTCTGCGCGTGATAATAGAGCAAATATTTTAATGGCGTTGAATAGCAATTACTCAGAACAACAACAAGAATGTAATAGTTTTAAAATTGGGACTTTGCCAGCAAATTCAAGTTTTATAAATTTATCCCACACAGATGGAGCAGCAATTCCCTACCGTTTTCAAATACAAGTTAATATGCAGTATTTTGTTCAATTAATTCAATCTGTAAATTATTATGATACATTTAATCAATCGACTGTACTGGTTAACCCATAGGAGTTATAAATATGACGTCTCTATCAATAGACAATGTAGTTAATGTTTCAGTTGCATCCTCAAATATTGGGGTAAATGCATACAACACAAGCAATTTAGCAATCATAACAGGTGAAGCAGTTACACAAGCTGTGCAAAACATTACATTTTCAGGTGTAGCGGCAAGTGGCGCATTTGTGTTGCAATTTGGATTATTGACAACAGCATCAATTGCATGGAATGCAACTATTTCAACTATACAAAGCGATATTAATGCTTTATCTGGATTAGAAAGCGTTGTTGTAAGTGGTTCAATTGCTAGTAAAAATTTGACTTTAACTCAACCAGGAAATTTAGGAAAAATTCCATTAGCCATTGTACCAACAAATACTCTTGCTACCTCTGGATCTGTAGCGATTACAGTAACTCCTATTAATACTTCAATTGGATGGAGTGGCCAAGCGTTAGGTTATGCTATTTATAATTCACCAACCCAAGTAGGGTTAGATTTCGGAACTTCGTCTAGAACATTTCAAATGGCTAATGATATATTTGGACAACAGCCAAATATTTTGGCAGGTAGCGGGCAATTAATTGCTATACTTAGTAATGTATCGCAACAGACATTAACTCTTTCAGGTATTCCCGCAAGTGGAGCTTTTGAACTAGAATACAATGGAAATACAACTACAAGTCTTTCCTACAACTCAACAGTATCTCAAATACAAGCAGCGCTTCAATTATTACCAGGACTTGCCGGTGTTCAAGTTATTGGTGGTTTGCCAGGAGAATTATTAACAATAATATTTAATGGGGTATATGGAATAGCATTACCTATTACAGTACCAACAAATACTTTAGCAACGTCCGCTCCCGCTGCAATTACGATAACAGTGGCAAGTTTGGTAGTTGGAGAATCATACGGAGAAGTTATTAGCCGTACTCAAGGGGTAGTACAATATTTTGGCGTTATGCCAACAGAAACTTTAGCAGTAATAGGGCAAACAGATATGCTTGCCGCAGCTTCAATTATTTTACCATTAAACTTAATTGGCTTCTTTGTATCATATGATAGTGCTGATTTGCTTCCTGGCGGAATGATTTCTTTGTTAACAACGGGTTCTTTTCATAATACACGAGGACTTTACTATGGTGATTCATCATTGGTTGGAATTAACGCGGTATTATACATGGCAGCCTACGCCGGTCTTGCTTTATCTGTAAATTTTAACGGCAGTAATACAACTACTACTATGCACTTAAAAACACTTTTAGGAATTGAACCAGATCCTACAATGACTCAAACTATTCTTAATTTAGCTAAAATAGCGGGTGCTGATTGTTATGTTTCAATTCAAGGAGATCCTTGCGTATTTATCTCTGGTGCAAATAAATTTTTTGACCAAGTTTATAACCAAGAATGGTTTGTTGGGTCATTAAAAGTTGCAGCCTTTAATTATCTTGCTCAAAGTGCAACAAAAGTTCCGCAAACTGAACAAGGTATGGATGGATTAAAAGGGTCTCAAAGGATTGTTTGTGACCAAGCAGTTACAAATCAATACGCAGCTCCAGGAACATGGACAAGTTCAACTACATTTGGAAATCAAACTTTATTTTATCAAAATATTTCCCAATTTGGATACTATATTTATTCTCAACCAATTTCACAACAACAGGCAACTGCGCGCGCGGGACGTATAGCGCCTTTAATTCAAATTGCATTGAAAGAAGCCGGTGCTATACAAAGTGCAAATATCATTGTTTATATTAATAATTAATAAAAAGGAGTAAAAAATGTCAACAACGGCCATGTCTGGGAATGATACTATAATTCTCAATAATAGATCGTATGTAGATTTCGGAGACGGAGATGTTGTTGAATTGACATTTCCTAGTGATATTGCCCAAGTAAAAACGGGTAAAAATGGTAATAGTATTTATGGGTTAAATACTACAGGTTTACAATGTGAAGTTAAAATTAGGCTTATTCGTGGCTCTCCTGATGATATTTTTACAAATAATTTACTTGTTCAGCAAAATAATAATTTTGCAGGTTTTCCTTTAATGATTGGACAATTTATTAAGAAAATTGGTGATGGTGCAGGAAATATAACAAGTGATACATATATTTTAAGCGGTGGAATTTTTCAAAAACAAGTTGAAGCAAAAAGTAACGTTGAGGGGGATGCCGCTCAATCTATTTCCGTATATATGTTGAAATTTTCAAACGCACCAAGAACTTTAACTTAAGGTAAATATGAAAGAAATTAAATTACCAAGTGGAGCTACATTAAAAATTTCATTAGCTCCATTTGCAGAATCAAAATCATTGTATCAAGCAATACTGGAAGAATTAAAATTCACAGATATAACGCCAAGAATGGAAGTTTCTGCGGTATTTAAAAACATTTCTTTTATTGCATTTTCTAGCAAAAAAATAGAATCATGTGTTGAAACTTGTTTTAAAAGATGTCTATATGATTCTGGAAAAGGTGATTTAAAAATTGATTCACAGACTTTTGAAAGTGCAGAAAATCGAATTGACTACATTTCTGCTTATACCGCAGTAATCGAGGAAAATATTACGCCTTTTTTGAGCGGCCTTTATGTAGAGTTTCAACGGTTTATGCAGAGACTTCCAAGCGTCCCGCAATAGAGGCCACAGATGATGATTTATTGATATATTTCAGACTTTCTAAAGCGGGTTATGGAACAGTAAATCAAATAGAACAATGGGACGCGAGGAAAGTTTTACAGGCACTTAATTATGAAAAGTTTTGTACTGATTATGAAAACAGTTTTATTGAAATAAACAAAAGGTGAGTAAATGCCAAGTATCTCGGAACTTTTTGTCACACTCGGAGTAAAAGGATCTGAAAAAACTGTTGAAGCTTTTGCGAAAGTTGGAACAGGCATAAAAAACGTTGCTACTATGTCTTTTGAAGCAAAAGCGGCAATCATTGGGGCTACATATGCTTTGGAACAGCTTATGAGTTCTTCTGCAGAACGTGGTACTGAATTATCAAATCTTTCTCAATACCTAGGAATTTCAACAAAACAGCTACAACAATGGCAATTTGCTGCAAGACAAGCGGGAGAATCGGGAGAAGAATTTACCGCTTCTTTAAAATCAGTTTATGAAAAAATTGCACAAATGCGCATGGGGAAACAAAGACCCGAAGGATTTGCAATATTTTCGCAGGCTGTAGGTGGTTTTGATATTGAAAAATCTTATCATGATATTTTCTACACTCTAAGTAAATTGCAAGAATTTGCAAAATCAAATATTGACACTCTCGTACAAAATCCTGTTTTAAAATCATTTGGATTGTCTGAAAATACTATTGCAGCTATGAGAAAAGGCGTTTTTAACACAGTAAATATAAAAAGAGCACCTACATATAATGATCAGGAGATAAAAAGTCTCAATCAAGTAAAAGTATTATGGGATAATTTAGAAAATAAAGTTGCTATGTTTTTTGGACATTTTACCGCAAAAAACGGAAAAGAAATGATTGAAAATATTTCTAAAACAGTGGATCAGTTATTTAAAATAGCTGAAGCATTAGAAAAAATATCTTCAAAATTACATGCTATGGATCACATTACGGATGTTTTTAAAGGATGGTCTGTTTTATTACAAACAGTTTCTGATTTATTAGAAGGAAAATCTACAAAAGAATTAGAAAAAAATAAACTGTTAGGACCGGCAGTTATACAAGATGAAAAATTATCAGCTCAAAAAAATTTAGAAATGGCTCAAAAAAATATAGAATTTAGTTTAAAAAGAGAACAAATTGGAAATATATTACCATCATTTTTTGGAAGCATTAGAGATAGTTTATCAAATAGTAAAAGTTATTTGAATCCCGAGCTTGATAAAAGCACAGATTTTAAAGATATATTAAATAATATATTTAATTATTTACCAAATAATCAACAGGGAGTAATAACTCCACCTGTTCCTTATACACAAAATTCATCTAATAAAGTTAATAATACTAGCATAAATCAAAATTTGTATTTTCAACATGAAGGAAAAGAATACGGTCAAATAAAGGAATCTGTGAATAAATCTATAGTTGATGCGTGGAAACAATTATCAGCACAAAGTCAGGCAACATAGTATGTCATTGCCATCATTTAGCCCAAATATCTCTACAGCCTCACCTTTATTATCAAATGTAACGACAACGGCTGCAAATTTAGGAAATTTAGCTCTTGTTATTCCAAGTAAAACACAAGGATATCAGCCACAAAATCCTCCTAATTCTGATGGTACACCTTCACAAGCTAAACAACCTCCAGCATTTATGTTTGATTACGAAGGAGAGCAATCTCTTGAGTTAAATTCTGATATTACAGATCATTACATCGAAGATAATACAGCAATTCAAGACCAGATTGCTCTTAAACCTGTACGTGTAACGACAAAAGGTTTTATTTCAGAGTTAAATGATGTCGTTCCAGGAATTTTACAACCATTAAAAACAGTTTCTCAAAAATTAACATCAATAAATTCTTATGCTCCTTCTGTCTCTTTAACTGCAACACTTGCATATAACCAAGCATTTCAAGCTTATCAAATTGCAACAAATGCAATAAATTCAGCAATTGCTGCTTGGGCATCTTTATCAGGAAATGGTACAAGTGTAATTTCTGGTAATTTCCCAATTGCTGTTCAGCCAGCGCAAAATAAACAACAAACAGCATTTCAAACATTTTATGGATATTGGTACAATAGAACATTTTTCACGATACAAACTCCATGGGCTATATTTCAAAATATGGTGATAGAAAAACTTAGGCCAGTTCAAGGAGAAGATACAAATACTATCTCTACATTTGAATGTATTTTTAAACAAATAAGAACAGCACAATCAGCAACATCTTTACCTCAAAGTTCTGTTTCACAAGGAAGATTATCTAACCAATCATCTTCAGTAACTAGTCAAGGTATATCAACTCCACCCAATAGATTGTCATTAAGTGACGGATTAAAAGGCCCTACTTCTGCAAGTTTTCCAGGAGTATTTTAATGTATTTAATTCAACAACTTACAAATTCACCATTACAAAAGCAAACATTTATTTTATATAATGGAAAAATACTTACAGTAACATTTTATTATAGTAATTCACAACAAGGTTGGTTTATAACAAATTTAACGTATGAAAAATTTATCCTAAATGGAATAAGAATAGTAGTAATACCAAATATGTTAAATCAATTTATAAATCAAATACCTTTTGGATTGGGATGTTTTACAACATTATTAAGAGAACCAACGCAACAACAAGATTTTTCAAGCGGTAATTTTAATCTATATATTTTAGACCAAACAGAAATTGACGAATATGCTATATTATTAAGTAATAATGCACCTTCATGAAAGATTTAAATGGCACAATATAAATTAGATAGAAACTATTTTTTAAATATAGAACTTGCTGATAATAGTATCTTGCAAATATTTTTACCATTTACTATTGAATTTAATATAATTAGAAAAAATTTAGGTGGAATAAATAATTGTAATATAAGAATATATAATTTATCTCCAAAAAATAGAAATTTAATTAGATATGACATGTCTGATTATTCTACAATTAGAAATTTAAAGTTATATGCAGGATATGGAACAAATCTACCCGTAATATTTATAGGGAATATAAGTCAAGCGTGGTCATTTCGAGAAGGTACTGACTTTATTACTACAATCGAATGTTATGACGGAGGAGATGGTTTTATAAATGGTTTAATACCAGGGACAGCGGGATTTCCAGCGGGTACACCATTACAAAGTATTTATAAAAAATTAATGAGTTACATGCCTAACACAACTTTTGGAGCAATTGGTCCATCATTTATTTATGAAAAAGGCACATCTTCTTTATTAAAAACATCTAGATATACGTCATACACTGGAAATGCAGGGGATGTTTTGAGAAATTTAACTGGAAATGCTTTTTTCATAGATAATGGACAAACATATATTTTAGCTGATCATGAATGCATTAGTGGTAACGTAGCTCTTATTAATAATCAAAGTGGACTTTTAGATACACCTTTAAGAGAAAATAGTATTGTTACTGTTAACATGATTTTTGAGCCTGGAATAATTATAGGTCAATTTATAGAATTAAATTCTTCTACATTTCAGGAATTAAATAGTGCAAGTTATAATCAAAATAATAATGTAAATGGTTATTACAAAGTAACATCTATGACTCATAAAGCATTAATTTCACCGGCAGTTTGCGGAGATGCCATTACAACCCTAGAATTTTTTTCACCATCAGCGCCTTTAGAAAGAGTAACATGAGTGTACCTAGTATAAATCAAAATCTTAATCCTGTCCGTAATCCATCTTTAAAAGATTTGCTTGATTTATACCAAAAACAAACATTATTAAATTTAAACTGTCATCATTTAGGAACTATTCAAAGTTTTAATCCAGACAATCAAACCGTCCAAGTAACATTAAATTATAAAAAAACATATTTTAAAACAGATTCGACTAGTAAACAACATGTGCCTTTTTTAGTAGATTATCCTATTATTGCAGATTGTCCGGTTATTGTTTTGGGAGGAGGAACTTGCCATATTACTTTTCCTATTTCAAAAGGAGACCAATGTATATTAATGTTCAACGACAGAGATATTGACAATTGGTACTCTGGATCAACAACAAGTGCTAATCAATCTCCACGGCTTCATTCTTTTTCTGATGCTGTAGCACTAATTGGTCCAAATAATTTAAACACAGTTATAGAAAATTATGATGCAATACGTGCTATCATAACAAACGGTACTGTTAAAAACGGGATTAATCCCCAAACTAACAAATTAACATTAACAAATGGAACTTCTTTGAATACATTATTGCAAAATTTATGTACTCAATTAGAAAATTTAACGACAGCTATATCGGCAATTACTGTTATTCCTGGTACATTTAATGTGGCTAGTGTTCCAGTAACAGGAATAAGCGGAATACCAGTAAATTCGGTTGCAATAACGACGATAGGAACTAATATCACTAGCATTGCATCTAATATAGCGCAGTTGATTGAGTGAGGTAATAATGACTATAGTACGAGCTTTAAATCAAAATAACGATTGGCTATTTGGAAAATCTTTGAATTATTATTTATCTGGAAATGATGCTATAAAACAAAATATAAAAACACGTTTATTGTCTTTTTTAGGTGATTGTTTTTTTGATATTACGGCTGGTATTGATTGGTTTAATTTATTAAGTGGTTCTAAAAATGAATTAGTTTTAAATCTCAATGTTAGTTCAATTATTTTGAATACTACAGGTGTTACGGGTATTTTACAATTAAATATAAGTCTAAATGCACAAAGAGGATCATCTATATCTTATAAAGCACAAACAGTTTATTCTGTGACTGGAGATATATTTCAGTATGATCTTATAAATTTAGCGGGAACAGGTAGTTAAATATGCCAAATAGTTTAACAGCAACAGGAATAACCACATCAAGTCAAGCAGAACTTCTTGCAAATCAAACTGCAAATTTGCAAGCAATTTATGGTACAGATATTGATTTAAGTTCTAATACTCCAGACGGCCAAGCTGTTAATATAAATATTCAAGCCCAAATTGATGTCCAAGAATTAGCTGTACAAATATATACTTCATTTGATCCGGATCAAGCAGTAGGCACACAATTAGATCAAAGATGCGCAATAAATGGAGTGAAAAGACAAGCAGGGACATATTCTACAACGTCAATAAATCTTGTACTTACTCAATCTGTAAATTTATATGGTTTGGATCAAAATATTCAACCTGTTTACACTGTATCTGATAATATTGGTAATCTATGGAATTTACAACAAACTCAATTAGGTGTAGGACCTGGAACAGTTATTTATTCATTTCAAGCCGCAACTCCTGGCGCAAATATTACCATACCAAATACAATTAATGTTCCTGTAACTATTGTTTTAGGTGTTCAATCAATAAATAATCCAACATCCCAAAGTATAGTTGGAATTAACGAAGAAACAGACCCTTCGCTAAGAATTAGAAGGCAATCATCTGTATCAATTTCATCTCAAGGATATCTTCAAGGTTTACTTGGAGCTTTAGAAAACATCAACGGCGTAGCATCTGCTTTAGTTTATGAAAATAATGGCGGAACAATAGATGCAAATGGTGTACCTGGGCATTCAATATGGGTGATCATAGATGGGACTCCTACAATATCACCAGTAACTGCATGGTCATCTATTACTATTTATTCATACGGACAAATAGTTACATATGCAGGAATAAATTATATATCTTGGAAAAATAACAATTTAAATAATGCAGTCACTAATACATTTTATTGGGGTGTATATAATCCAATAGCGCAAAATATATATGCAAAAAGAAATGCAGGATGTGGCATGTATGGCCAAACTAGTTATACGATAACTCAAATTGATAATAATCAATTTGTTGTTTTATGGGATTTTGTAGCAGAGCAAAATCTTTATATATCTTTTACAGCTACTTCAATTAATTCATTGAACCAGCCAAATATTAGAGGAATTATATCATCTCTCGTTGCTAATTATAAATTTAGTGTAGCTGAAGAAATTAATATAAATCAAATGGCCACTATTGTACAACAAGCAGATCCTAATTGTTTAGTGACAAATGCTGGTTTAAGTTTATCTCTTACTCAAATAGCTAATCTTTCAGGTGTGGCAGCAAGTGGAACATTTCAATTTTCATATAACGGGAATAATTCATCTGCAATAAATTGGAATGACGCAGTAGGAACTATCCAAACAAAATTGCAAGCAATAACTGGATTATCAAATGCTACAGTATCAGGTTCAATTGCAAGTCAAATTTTAACAATTACATTAAATGTATTATCTTCTGCTAGTTTGATAACAGTTATAAATAACTCTATTATTACAAGTGGTTCTGTTCCTGTCTCATTTTCATTTAATGAAGGTTATTCAAGTATTTTATCACCAACTTTAAAAAAAGATAAATTTATATTAAGTGCTGAAAATATTATAATATTGCCTATGATATTATCTCCAACTATATCAACTTTATCTTCTCTTGCTACTCTGCAATTAACTGGTTTAGGTGGATATGGTAATCAATATCCTTCAGTCCCTGTTACTAATAATTTAATTTATTCTATGCAATCTAATCCAAGTGGTGGAACAATAAATAGCCAAACAGGATTATATACCGCAGGTGCAGGAATTGGTACTGATATAGCTAAAGTTAAAGATGCTTTTGGAAACACTGCAACAGCAACAATATTGGTGACTGTATGAGTACTCTTGATCTTGTAAATTATTATAAAAATCTTCTTATAAAACAATATTCTGGTTTACCTAACGCAAGTGGAACTGTTGAAACAACAATAACACCATTATTAATTCCTCAACAATCTGTACAAACTATTAAATTTAATCCAATTCCTACTTCTGGTACATTTGTCTTGTCCTATAATGGAGTTAATAGTTCTACAATAAATTGGAATGATTCATATTCTACAATACAAACTAGTTTACGGACCATTCCGGCTTTAAGCCAAGTAATTGTTACAGGCTCAATCTCTTCGGGTTTAACAATAAATTTTGTAGGGTTAACATTAGTTGCTCAATTATTAGTCATATTTTCAAGTAATTTATTATCCACAGGAAATCCTGTAACAATAACAATTAAAGAAACAGACTTGACTTTACCTCTTGCTATTCAAGATGCCTTTAATTTAGATACTGCAATTGGAGTTCAGTTAGATATATTGGGAAAATATACAGGTGTTAAAAGAACAATAAGTACACCTACACAAACAATAACATTAAATGATTCAGATTTTAGAATTTTAATTAAATTCTCTATTGTACAAAATAATTCAGGTAGTTCATTAGAAACAATTGAACAAAATTTAAATATATTTTTTCCTGGAAATTTTCTTATAACAGACTATAAAAATATGTATATGAGTTATATATTTTCACAATCTATAGGTAGTCCTGATTTATTTAAAGCAATTATTCAAGAAAAATTAATACCAAAACCAATGGGTGTTGGATTTTCTGTTTTAGTTCCTCCTATTGTAAATGATTTTTTTGGATATAGTACATATGAACAGGGTGGAATAAATCCAGTAGTTAAACCATATAATACATACGAAAATTTTGATACAAATTGGTTATATTTAGACTACAATAATTTTATTTATTAGGAATAAAAATGTCAAATTTATTAAGATATACACAACAAATATTTGCATCATTAGCAGGAAATAATCAATTATCTGAGTATGGTTCTTTCATAGCATCTCCACCAGGAAATTTGTATAATGGATCAACAATAACTCCAGCAATTGTACAACAATTATCTAACTATTTAGAGGGTTTATACGCAGCAACTGGTGGAGCATATAGTCCTACAATTCAAGATCATAACTCTCTTTTTTATCTTTTATCATATCAAATCGCTTATTTATTACAAAAAGGAATACCTGAATGGGATGCAGGAACGACATATTTTATAAATGATTTTGTAAAAGTTGGAGAAAAAATATACATATCATTGCAAAATACAAATTTAAATCATTTAGTAACAGATACGGCATGGTGGAGATATCCTGATGTTTATGCAAATAGTGTAACATCCAATACAAATATAAGTGCAGGAACAACAATCACGGCAGGAACAGGAATAACAGCTACAACCGGAAATATTATAGCATCAGCCGGGGAAATATCATCAATGGGTGATATAACATCAGATAATGGTGATTTAAATGCTCCATCCGGTAATGTTAATGCTAATTTAGTTATTGCCTCAACAGGTTTAACTGTTAAAAATGGGAATAAATTATCATTATATAATGTAGCGGAAACTGCTTCTACTTCATTTAAATCACATCCTACTGCGACACAACAAGATTATATTTTACCGCCTGCATTACCAACAACATCAGGACAATCATTAGTAAGTGATACAAGTGGGAATATGAGTTGGGGAAATATACAACCTTTAAATACAAGCTCAAGTTTAGTAACATTCCCTTTATCTACATGGTATTCTGTTGCTCCAGGATCGACATTACAAACTGGAAAATACTTAATCTGTGGACATGCGCAATTTAATATAACAACTAGTACCCCTTTTACTGCTACATTATATGTAGGAATAGAAGGAGGGGTAGGTGTTCCTTCTGATTTAGATGAGGGTATTAATGCTTTAACTCAATCATTTGGCGTATCAACAGGTGAGGCAATTATATCAATTTCATTAACTAATAGGTTCATAATTGTAAATTCACCTCGTGTTTTATACTTATACGCAAATGTAACTGCTTCATCATCTTGTACTGCGGGCGGTAATTTAATTGCAATCCCATGGCCTTAGAAAATTTAATTAAAAGGATAAAATAAAATGTTAGTATTTCAATACGTAATTAGTAATACGGGATCTTTAATATGGCCGTCTGCATTACCTGTAAACCAAAATCTTGATACAATAATATCCCCTTCAGTCAATCAAATAACATGCATTTATTATAATGGAATTAGTTCTCCAGGTCCTACCGGGGTTATAACCCCAAATACTCCTGTTTTATCGGGTCTTTCTGGAACCATAAATATTCAAGCTAGAACAACTATAGATAGTGCATGGAGTAACATACAAAATGGTCTGTTAAATCTTTCTACAGGTGAAAATATGGCTTTTCCTATGGGATCTATTTACCAAGTTAATGCAGTTTGTACAGAAGTTACGGGTTGTAATTATATTTTAATTAGATTTGATATGGGAGTATAATTATGAGCGGAACAGATTATCCAGATTGGCGAGTTGGAGGAGGAGGAAATGCTACTATTAACTCCGTTGTATTACCTCTTGTTATAAATAGTGGAGTATTGAGTGTTAATAATTCTACTACCACGACTTCCGGTGTAGTTATCATTAATGACCTTTATACAAGCATACCGTCGCACACTGACGCAACAACATCATTTTTTGTAACGCAAGCAATTGCAGCGGCAATTGTAAGCGGAAAATCATTTCGCGGCGGTTATGACGCGTCCAGCGGTGCTTATCCTTCAACGGGGGGGTCATTACCGGGCGGCGAGATAGGTGCGGGCGACTATTGGGTTATTACAGTCGCCGGGACTGTCGGATCAATATTAGTTTTAGTGGGTGATACATTAACAGCGTTAATACAAGACCCGGGCCAAATTTCAACAAATTGGTTTATAAATGCGGCCGGAGTTTCCAGCGTATTCGGTAGATTTGGTAACATTGTTGCAGTATCTGGAGATTATAATATATCTCAAATAACGAATGGTTTGAGCAATGTACTGCCATCGGCAAATATTTTCGTAGGTAATGGTTCTGGAATTGCCACAGGCGTATCTTTATCGGGCGACATTGGCATAAGCAACACAGGCTTAACAACACTTGCAACTGTGAACGCGACCGTTGGATCTTTCGGGTCATCTACCTCAATTCCTTCATTTACAGTGAACGGAAAAGGATTAATAACGGCAGCAAGTTCAAGCGTGGTCATTGCACCGGCTGGAACTCTCACAGGAACTACATTAGCATCTAATGTAGTTTCATCTTCATTGACTAGCGTTGGTACTTTAATAACTGGTATATGGAATGCAACAGCAATAGATCTAACTAATTATGCAAGTGGAGTTCTACAAGCGGCTCAATTTCCAGCGTTAACCGGAGATGTGACAAATACAGTAGGATCGTTAGTAACCGCTATTTCTAATACGACAGTCACAGGAAAATTATTGACTGGTTATGTAGCAGGAACAAACACACCTATCGTAGCCACAGATTCAATTTTAACAGCATTTCAAAATTTACAAGCTCAAGTCAGCGGAACATCAGGGGCAGCAATTACTTCACTTACGGGTGACGCAACAGCAACCGGGCCAGGTGCAAGCGCATTAACTCTAGCAACAGTTAATAGCAATGTTGGTTCATTTGGTTCCTCAACATCTATCCCGAGTTTCACAGTAAATGGAAAAGGTTTACTTACAGCAGCAGGAAGCAGCGTAGTAATTGCGCCATCTGGAACTCTCACAGGTACAACATTAGCGTCAAACGTTGTTAGTTCTTCTTTAACAAGTGTAGGCATATTGACTAGCGGTGATACAGGTGCAACTCAAGTCGTAGATCCGACAACGACTACAAGTGCAGCCTTAAATTTAGCATTAAGCAATATCCTAGCGGCATCAGGCGTCACTAGCGTAAGCGTAGTAAGTGCCAACGGATTAGCCGGAACTGTAGCGACAGCGTCAACGACGCCAGCTATTACTTTATCAACGACAGTGACAGGACTAGTAAAAGGAGACGGAACCGCGCTAAGCGCGGCAGTCTCAGGCACGGACTACAGCGCAGGTACAAGCGCGTTGGGCACGGGTATTCTAAAGTCAACGACAGGAACCGGGGCACTAACGATAGCTGTTGCGGCAGATTTCCCAATTCTCAATCAATCAACGACAGGAAATGCGACAACCGCAACGACTTCAACAAATCTCGCCGAAACCACGGTAAACAGTATCCCGTATCAGTCTGCGAGTGCGACGACAGGATATGTAGCACCAATAAATAATGCAGTTCTAGCAACCAATGGTAGTGGAGTACCTAGTCTAGTTACTACTTTACCAGCTATTAATGGTGGTTCATTAACTGGATTAACTGGTACTCTTAATAGCTCAGTTAATAGTATGACTGTAGCTGTTAATGGCGGGACTGCATCAAGTCCAGTGAATATCATAAACAGTAATGCACTTGGACTAACAGGCGTGACTTTA